ACTAGACCTGTGCAGACAGTAGCGTCGGCGACGCGAAGCACAAAAACTGGTCGCAAAACTATCAGGCTCACCCCTACTGAAGTTGCTATCGCCAAAAAAATTAGGAGTGTCATTAGAAGATTATGCAAAACAAAAGAAAATCATGAAGGAGGTTTAAGCATATGGAAAAAGATAACATCAAGACCCCTCGTGCGAGCCAGACTAGAGAGACTCAAAAGAGACCTCAAACTTGGACTCCACCGTCCGCATTAGATGCACCTGACGCGCCTACGGGATTTAGGCAAAGATGGCTAAGAGCCGAAGTACTAGGTTTCGAAGACACAAAAAATATGTCTGGTAAACTTAGAGGAGGATGGGAATTAGTGAGAGCTGATGAATATCCTCAGAAGCACTACGATTCTTACGCTGAAGGAAAATACGCAGGTGTTATTGGAGGCGGCGGCCTTGTGTTGGCAAGGATACCGGAAGAGATCGCACAATCGCGTGAAGAGTACTATCAAAGATTGACTCAAGAACGTGATGAAGCAGTAGCAAACGATCCTCTAAAAGACCAACATGCAAGCATGCCAATCAATAGTGAGAGGCAAAGTCGCGTAAGCTTTGGTGGCCCTAAGAAGTAATTTTTTGGTGATCACAATTATGCGATACTAAACTTTAAACGGAGGAAAAAAACATGGCTAATGAAAGCTCAATCGGATATGGTCTAAGACCTATCGGAAAGACTGGTCAGAATGCTGATAACCAAGGTTTAAGTGAATATAGTATTGCAGCAAGTCCGTCGGCAGCTATTAACCAAAATGATATCGTACAGCCTTTGGCAACTGGTACAATTGGTTTAGCTACTTCGACTGCTACTCAAATACTTGGTTCATTTAACGGTGCGTTCTTCACTGACTCGTCTACTCAAAAACCAACATACGCAAATCATGTTGCAAGCGGAAACGCAGCAACAGATATCGTAGGATTCGTAGCAGATGATCCATACGAAAGATTTGAAGTAAGATCTGCAGGTACTGTCGCAACTGCGAGTGTATTCCTTTCTGGAGACATTTCGTACGTAGCAGCAGATTCCGCTAACTTTGTATCTAGAACAAAATTGAGTGCTACTCTAATTACTGATGCAACTTCTCAGCTGACAATTATCGGCTTCTCTAAAAGAGAAGGTGATGGTGATCCAGCAGCAGTTAATCCATCAGTAGTAGTAATGATTAATGAGCACTACTATATTGGTTCTAGAAACGCGCTGTAATAGGAGGTATTTGAATTATGGCCATTTCAAGAGGACAACTAGTTAAAGAACTAGAACCAGGTTTGAATGCACTATTCGGCTTGGAGTATAAAAGGTATGAAAATCAGCACGCTGAAATTTTCGACAACGAAACTTCAGACAGAGCTTTCGAAGAGGAAGTAATGTTATCAGGTTTCGGCAATGCTCAAACTAAACCAGAAGGTTCTGGAGTGACGTTTGACAATGCACAAGAAACTTTCACTGCTAGATATACGCACGAGACTATTGCTCTAGCGTTCTCAATCACTGAAGAAGCGATTGAAGACAACTTGTATGACAGACTTTCGTCTAGATATACAAAAGCTTTAGCAAGATCTATGGCGAATACTAAACAAGTAAAAGCAGCTAACGTTCTAAATAATGCGTTCAATTCATCATTCGCTGGTGGAGATGGACAACCATTATTAGACCAAGCTCACCCAACAATTGCAGGTTCGTTCAGAAACGAACTAGCGACTGCTGCGGACTTAAACGAAACTTCATTAGAGCAATCATTAATTGATATTAATGCATTCACTGATGAAAGAGGTCTTAAGATTGCAGCTAGAGGTGTTAAATTAATCATCCCAAGTGAATTACAATTCACAGCGGAAAGATTAATGAAATCAGCTCAAAGAGTTGGTACTGCTGACAATGATATCAACGCAATCAATAACATGGGGATGATTCCTCAAGGTTATGTAGTGAACAACTACTTAACTGATACTGATGCGTTCTTCATTAAAACTGACGTGCCTAATGGTATGAAAATGTTTACAAGAGCAGCTATCAAAACTGCAATGGAAGGTGACTTCGACACTGGAAACGTAAGATACAAAGCTAGAGAAAGATACAGCTTCGGTTGGTCTGACCCTAGAGG